AACTTCATCACAATTTTTTGCTCCATAAACTTTAAGTAAATCAAAGTCAAAAGGCTTTTGAGGCATATTGACGTCCCAAGTAACCTTTCCAGTTTGATTATTAACTTCGGCGATAACCATACCAACCTGTGGTCTTGGCTTGTGCGCATATGCTTTTACATGCTGTCTTAAAGCATATTTTCCGCCAACTGTACTTCTTGCTGGTGTTGCAAAAAGAACTATCCAATAAGGATTTTTTCTATCCTTATTAGCATCTATGACAGATTTTATACGCTTATCCATGTCTTCCATGATTGCATCACGTGTTTCGCCTATCTGCTGTGTCATCTTTTAACCTATTCCTTGTGGCATTTGCGGCATCTGCTCTTGTGGCATTTGTTGCATTTGCATCTGGGGATTTTGTTGTTGTAAAATTCTATCTTGCAATTGATTCAAGCTTTCGTTTGAAGCCATTGCCGATACGCCAACGTTTTCTTGTGTAATTTCTTCTTCTTGTCTCTGAGAAGTCTCTTCCATCATGCGGACAATTGCCATGTAGCGTAAAAATCGTGTTTCATCCATTTCTTGAAGTTCTTTTATCGCTTTGACTCTATTTAGTGTTGCATCTGCACGATCTGAAACAGCTTGAGAAGCTCGTTCTGAATCAAGAGACATATTTGCGACTGCACGGGTAAATCGTTCCTTGGATAGTGCTAGTTCGGAAATTGCCTTAGCCTGTGCCATTTGACGTTGAGCATCGATAAGTTGTTGTTGCTGCTGTGCTTGTTCCGCTTGAGCTTGTTGCGCTGCTTGTTCGTTCTGCTGTAGTTGCTGTGTGAGCTGGCTTTTTCCTTGAATTGGTGCTGCATCAATTAGCATTGAAGCTGTAATTGGACCTTGGCTTGGAACGTCTGTTAGTTGTTTAAGATCAACAAGCTGACGGAAATAAACCATCTTTTGAGAGTCTGTAAGGACGCCTTCACCCACTGATACATCATATTTTTCAAAATCCTTATTGTAGAATTGTTCTGAAGGCTTTTGATTTAATATTCTTTCTATTTTTTGCGGTGTCCACGTCTGGATAAGTTTTAGAGTCTTCTTACTTAATAACTTTTGTGATAACCGTAGATTGTCGAAAACGTCTTGCAGGTTCATGATTGCTGAACTTTGACGTAGCATCATCATAACGCCAGATTCATTTCCACTTTCTACCATTCCAAACGAAGCATCGTTAAGTCCTAAGATTTCGGCCATGTCTCTATCGTAAAGCTCTTGCAGCTGGAACATGCTTGGCGGAATTTGAGCCGGAGGAATTTTTTCGAGTGCATTTGGCGCAACACCTTGCTTGCGCCAGACAACTTTTCCTTGAGATGTTTGGAATAAGCTTTGAGGATTGATAACAGAATCTTCGTCGGCAATCCACCCGCTATTTATTTGTGAATCAAGTATGTCGCTCATCTGAGAGCGTCTTCGATTAGATTCTCTCTGTGGATCTATTTGGCACCTGGTAAGAGACTGTACTTTAAGGCTCCAATCGTCTGATTCAGGCTCAAATATTCCTACGAACGGGACAAATGGGTATTCATCAAGCGAGTATGGGTTGATATCCGTCTTCATCAATTCATTATTTACAATAGTATGTCGCTCTATGTATTTCTTAGGCTTTTTGACTATCTCAAGGCTTGGATATACTTGTTTAAGTACTTCAAGCCGTTCTTTATCTCCGTCCCATTCTGTAAATTCGCTTGTTTCCATATCGACAAGCATGGGTACGTCTTTGTACTTCTGCTGATAGAATTCGGTGTACGCGACGATTTTTTGTCCGTTTGGCTTATTGGGATATGCCATCCAAGTGAACTTGCCATCGCTTGAGTAATCACGTTCTGAAAGTCGATAAACGTCTTTTTTCTGTCCTGGAAGTAGCGAAGCTGCTTGATCTGGAGATATGTATTTACGTTTTAGAATATATGAGCAGTCGCTTAAGTCTAATTTTGTTAGATATGGATCTGTAATAAATGCGGAATATGGTTCACGGCAGTACCGTATCGTTCCGTCTTTTGGATCATCTACATAATCCATGTATATTGATGCTAGATTCCAACCTGTTTTACAAGCACCGCCGAAGCAATCTGATATAAGGTTATAAGCATCTTGAGATTGGTATACGTATAAAAGACATTCTGAGAGCTGGTCTGCCGTGAGTTGATCTGAGCCCTCTACAGGGTAAACAACGCTACTTAGGCGATGTTTTCGTTGATAACCTGTAACAAGATTTATGTTGCGCTTGACACGGTTAAAAACATAGGCATTGCGCCCTTCAGATATAAGTTGACGCTTCTCGGCGTCGTTCCATTGGTCGCCTAAAAAAAATCTTAAGTCTTCCGCAGCTGTTGGGTAAAAAGGACTCCATGCCGCATAGGCATTGTCAAATGATTCGTTATAATCTTGTAAAATTTCTTGGTCGCTTGCCATGTATAGCCTAAAGTAAACTTTTTTGTTTCTTTAGCCGATAGCGCTTGCGACAATTACTTAAAAACTTTTACAAAAGCGTATGAGCTTTCTTTTTTTCTACACTAACTTTCTTTTTTTAACCAATCTATTTTTTCTTTGACTTTGACTTTTGCTTCTTAGATTTTTGTTTTGGATATTCTTTCGATTCTGGAATTTGTTCGCTCAGGACTTCATTCATACAGGATTTTTTTTTCATAAAATTACCTTTTCGTAATATTTCTTGTATCTTATCAACGTATAAATATATTAATCTTTTTTCGCAATGAATTTTTTTTCAGATTCTTTTCTAGACTTTCTCATCTTATACTTTTTTTTAAACTTTATAATATCATCCATTGTATAAAAATTTAAGTGCCCGCGTTTTATACTTTTTAACCCACGAGATTTGTAATATTTTGCCGAGTTCCTCCATCCGAAAACTTCATCTGCTGCACTGTCGGTTAGATATCCAACAGAGGTCATTTCCTCACGGATATTTTTATAAAGCTCTTCTCTACCTTCACGTGAATTTGTATAGTGTGTATATGGCGTTTGTTCAATCATGTTTAAATCTAAGGTCTTTAACGCTGCGGTAACTATACTACTATACGACACATTCAGGTCTTTAGCTATAGTCTTAATGCGTATTGCAGCGCTTTCTGGAAGATCTAAAGACATCCTTACATTAGGTTCTTTTTTTGTAAAATCAAGCTCCAATTGCTGTTCTTGTAGTTTTGAAACGTTTGTCACTACATTAGGTTCAAATATTTTTCTACTTTCTATAACAAAACTTTTTAGGATACGTACAGTACGTTGAGATTCTTTCAATTCTTTCTGTAATTTTTCAAGTTCTTCTTCTGAATTTTTTTTTGAAATTGATTTAAAAAAACTTATAATTCCCATATTTTTTTCCTTAAACTTTTAATTTTCCCAAACAATAAGTCCGCGTATAGCAAGAGCTGCATACGCCGTGAATAGAAACGATTGTGCATACATGCCATTATTCGCATTAATCAGGGCAAAGGCAATGTTTGAGAGAAGCCATAGATAGAATCCTCGCCTGTCTTGTTCAGCATTGAGATACGTTCCGTACAAAGCTATGCAAACAAAAATCCAAGATGAAATAAACATAATCCTTCTCCTACAGTCCCAAAAAGCATTCAGCATAAATCTTATCTACTAGCTTTTGTCCTTCATCAGAAAATAGTTCTTGTGACGGAATAAGAAATATATTTTCAGATTCATGCTCCTCAAAATGATCTAAAAATAAATCGTTCACTTCATTTCGAAAATCTATGTCCATACATCTACGGTTATCATCTACAATACGCATATCATCGTCTGTATGTAAAACAAATATTTTATTGTATTCTTTATCCATATAACAGTCGACAAGATGAATCATACATGTATGTAATAAGTCAAAATCTCCTTCGTGATACATTTCTGGATCTATTACAGACCTATCGCATATTATGTAATCAGGTTCGCTTAGCTCTGCTACAAGCTCTTTTTGTATTTGTTCGAACGTGATCCATAAATACGTTGCAATAGAACCTTGAGCGCCATTTTCTTTATCTGAGATATCGAAAGGGCACTCTCTTGCTACTTCGTTAATTACTTCAATTTTCTTTTCGGGAAAATCTCTTAAGAAACGATCTTTCAAAGAATTTACAAGTGTTGTTTTACCAGCTCCGTGAGTTCCTACAAACGCGTATTTTTTCATACAACCTCTTTAAAATTTGAAGTTAATATGTAGAAATACTTTGTGCGTTGAAATAATGCAAGAAATTTAAATTAAATGAATTTGTTGATATAGTTTGAATTGAAGCTTGGTCTCTAGATGTTAGTCGCAACTAGAGACCGAAATGGACAATAGCCTAGCCGGCATTGATCTTATCCTTTCATCTTAATACAACAATTCTCTCTTTTAACGCAACATATATTTTGTTCACATGATTTTGACTCGATATTCTTAGGTATGGTATGCTTAATCAGAAACAAAAGGAAAAATATATGGAAATGTTTAACGTCAAAGAATCTAACGTTAGGACTCCATCCGTATTCAACGATATACCCATTATCTTCTTCCTTGATATCCATAATCACCCCCACTAAAACGATATTCTCGTTCCATTCTGTCCGCATCTGCTTCAGTCATAGTACTAAGCGACGCTTTTTGAAAGAATTGTGAAAATAGGCAATAACGTTGAGCATCCATCGTATGATCAAATTTTTTAATAGGCTTCTCGTCACCTTGTCGAGAGGCTTTTTCGTCCCATACATAGTTAGAATATTCTTTAATTGATTCTGTACAACAAGAACAAACTTTATACGTCCCGTTTGATATTAGTTGTCCTTGGAAACGGATTCCCGGCAAAACATCGTTAACAGCGTCGCGTATATTCTTAACGCCATTTCTTCTCATTTCTACCTTGAGAGAGGACGCTGAAGGATCTATATAAATAGCTTCAGGAATGATACCGTGTAAAAATTCTTGTAAATCTTTTACGTACTCATAATCAGACTTTTGACGCATTGTCTTTCTAGCGTCGTAATAATACTCCTTCTCAAGCCACATATTAGGGTAAGCGCCTGAGTTATATCCTATGAGCACGAACACACATGGATTTTGTGTTCCATAATCGATTCCGACGTAATATTTTTGAGCCGGAGCAGGTGGATGGTCTATTATGTGTTCTTTTTCGTCAAAGAAGTCATATACGGCGCCTTCTGCTACTACCCAAAGTCCTTCGATATATCGTTTATACCAAAGCCCTTGATACTCTTTCTTGAGCTGTTTTTTATACTCTTCGTCAAGGCTTGGATTATCATCGATTGTAAATGAAAATACTTTGCAATCAAGCTCATGTTTACGGTCAATAAAGTCTTTTTTTAACCAACAATATGGTGAATCTGGGTTGGTACTTCCAAAAAGTTGAGCGCCTTTAATTGATAGCCTGGAAAGAAGCATCTTAAAAAAGCTTTCAGGCATAAGTGAAAGTTCATCAATCAAAGCACCGGCGAATTCAGAACCTTGAATTTTGGCACTTGCTCTTTCATCGTTCGCGCCACAAACGAACATGAGCCGGTTATATAATTGTACCTCACCCTTACCTATAGAGTATCTTACGGCGTCTCCAACTAAGTGTTGTAAAGGCATTATAATATTACGTTTGATTGTCTTATCTGTACGTCCGCAAATGATAAGTGGACCTGGAGGTCCAGATCTACAAAACTCTATCCAGCGTATAAGAGCTACAAAACTTTTTCCAGCACGTACAGAACCTTCATAAATATTTAGGCGAGCCGTGCTCTCCTGGAATGATTCAATCTGCTTATCACTAAGAAGTTGTGATTTTTGTATCTCGCTCTCTCTTAAGTCCATGTAGTCGACTCTCCATTTTCTTCAACATAGCCTTTATCTCTGATTTTTCGCTATCTCCTTTCGACTGAGAGATCTTTTTTAAAATTTCTGGTAGTAGTTCAAGGTTTAAGATTGCCTGGTCTATTGTGATTTTACCTTCTTTAAGCTTCTCAAAAACGCTTGTTTCGGCTTCTATAGCGTCGAAATGCCATGAGTACATAAACTACCTCTTTACATGATTTAGAAGCCATGATACCGTAATGGCATCATTTTGTGCCTCCGCATAAATGCGCCTCCGGTCTGATACTTCCGGAGGCTTCGTTTTTACGCTATTTTACCATTACCTGTTAGACAATCTACATAATTTTTTTGCCATTCTAAACTTTTTTCTTGTTCTTCTTTCTCAAGTCTTTCGATCTTCCAGATCATTTCCTCAAGCTCATACATGCGTTTGTAAAATATGTCTATATATTCTTGTTGTTCGTTCTTTTCTGCTATCAGCATTTCTTTTAATTTTGTGGAATCCATTGTTTTAGCCCTCCAAGCTGTTGTTTCTGTTATAATAATCAAATTGTTCTCTTTCAAGAGTTTCGATTTGATCTGCTAAGCGTTTTTCTTCGCCTTCAAACCATTCAAGTTTGTCGAGCATTTCTTTGTATTGTCTCTCTGAAATAACAACAAGATTTTCTTGATCTCTTATTTGTATTTCTGGTAATGTTTGGATACTCATTTTATGTTTCCTTTTGTTTGCGTTTCCCCCGATATTTTTAAGCTCTATCGGGGGGAAGGTTTGTTTATATTTTTGAAATTCCAAGCATTCTTTTTTTTCTTATTTCTTGAAGATATTTAATTTCTTTTTTTGCTGAATCAAGTCTTGATTTAAGCAAGTTTAGATATTTTTTATATTTTTCTTTTTCAGAAACTGGAAAATCTTTTGCTTCTTCAATTTCTGCTTTTATGGTATAACTATACCAAATTGGATACTTTATTACCACATATTTGTATAAAAAAAGAAAGAAATATGTAAAATAGCTTTGTGAATAGATCTAGAACGTGATTATTTATCTGTAGATTTTTTCATCTTAAGAAGCTCATCAAGAGCAAGTGATAAAGTCCCGTTAAATGCCGTCTCCTGATATGGATCATCTTTTTGACCTAGGCGGTTTTTACCAAGCCAGATGAGCATACCAAGGTTACCGTTTTTTCCTGTCATTGCATAAGCATATTGCTTTGCACGTAGTAGAGCATCTCCGGTGGCTCTTTTTGACTGCATATATTCAGTAAAACCCATACCCTTTTCCATAATACAACGATCGTAGAATGTCTGTGGATGGCATCCTATAACACTAGCAATTTCTGTTCCAAGACATCCTGCCTCAAGATACTTATCAACAATATTCCAATCTATCTTTATGGGTGGCCTGTGCGGTGCTTTTTTTTCTCTTGGTGCTCTTGGCATAATTAAATCTTTATTTTATATTTTGCTCCCTGATATCTATCTACGATCTCAGAGATGGTGTTTTCTGCTTCCTGTAGGTCCTCTTCTTTTAAAAAAGTGATATGCATTGATACACTTTTTTTCTTATCCTCATCAGGATCTATACTATCTATTGTTTCTATTTGTAATTCTTCTGGAGTAAATCCCCATTTCAGTAAATCTTCAACTTCCCACTCATTTCCTAAAATTTCCCAGTCCCATTCTCCGGTATTCTTATTTAGCCTGATAGAGAGTTCCTCGACTTCTTTTTCGTCTAAAATTCTATCTGGTACGTATACATCTACTGTCTTATACCCAAGCTTTTTTAAACTTCGTACTCTCTGGTGTCCGCCTATAATAAGTCCATCCTGATTGATAACTACTGGTTCACACTGGCCAAACTTTGATAGAGACTCCTCAAGATGTTTTCCATGTTCCTTACTTAGAGTCCGTGGGTTTTTTGGATTTTCTTTTAAGCTTTTCAAGTCCCTGTATTCCAATTTCCATCTCATGCGATTTTCCTTTCTTTTTCTCGACTACTCTTTCGTCTTTTTGGTCTATTGCTACTTGGTTGCTTACTTTTTGCACCATCTGACTACATAAATCATCAGCCAATTC